AATGAGCTATCCAAATAAAATAGTTTGGGTTATTGGCGGGGCTGAGATTTATGATCAAGCACTTCCATATTGCCATAACTTATATTTGACAAAATTCAAACAACGTTATGATTGTAACAAATTCATTGATAAAGAATTGATTACACCGTTTACCACACTCTTAAATAGTAAGTCGACTGATGAGTGCACATTTAGCGTTTGGAGTAGAGGTTGAAACAATATCACGATTTACTCTCACATGTTTTAGATAATGGTGTCGATTGCAATGATAGGACTGGTGTAGGAACACGATCCATATTTGGTTATCAATTAAGATTCAATCTAAATGATGGGTTTCCTGCTGTTACTACAAAAAGATTAGCATGGAAAGCAGTTGTTGGTGAACTATTGTGGTTTTTAGAAGGTTCTACTGACGAGAGGCGTCTGGCCGAAATCACCTTTGAGGAACACCGGGTTAACCTGATTGGAAAACCTACCATTTGGACTGCTAATGCCGACACACAAGGCAAATCTCTTGGGCATCTCAATAATGAGTTCACTAAAGAACTTGGACCAGTCTATGGAGCTCAGTGGAGAAACTTCAACGGCTCTGGTTTTGATCAGATATCTAACATTTCGCGAGATCTACGAACAAATCCAGATAGTAGACGTATTATTCTTACAGCTTGGAATCCGGCACAGATAGATAAAATGGCTCTTCCTCCATGCCATATGACGTCACAGTTTCGTGTAGTGAATGGCAGGCTAAGCTGTCATCTTTATTTGCGTTCATCTGACACATTTTTGGGTTTACCATTTAATATTTCTAGTTACGCTTTGTTAACACATATTTTTGCAAAAGCAAATTCCTTAGAAGTAGGCGATTTAGTGGTTTCGATCGGAGACGCACATATATATACTACTCATGTTGATGTTGTACGTGAACAACTAAAGCGAACTCCAAGAAAACTGCCGACTCTACGTATGCCAGATATATCCTCACTTGCCGTTGAGGATATAATGAAATTATGTGTTTCGGACTTTGAGCTTTTAGATTATGATCCTATGGATTCACTTAAAGCTACAATGGCTGTATAAAAAGAAAAGAGGAACAATGCTATTCGAAGAACAAATTTCACGTAAACCAGATCTTTATCCATGGACTAAGCAATTTATTGACGCGATTTGGCAGGGTTTTTGGACTCCAGACGAGTTTAATTTTAGATCTGACTACTCACAATTTAAAACAGATTTAACAGATGAAGAACGCGAAGTTATAGTTAAAACATTGTCAGCAATTGGTCAAATTGAAGTTGCGGTTAAAACATTCTGGGCAGATCTGGGAAAAAACCTTCCTCATCCCTCTCTTCGCGATCTTGGCTTTGCTATGGCAAATTCAGAGGTAATTCATAATCTTGCATATGAAAAATTGCTTGATGTGCTTCATCTTACTCATGTATTTGAAGAGAATTTGAATCAAGAAGTGATTAAAGGTAGAGTTAATTATCTACGCAAGTATCTTAACAAAGCTTACAGGGGCGATAATAAGAAGCAATATATTTACGCGATTACTCTTTTCACCTTGTTTGTAGAAAACGTTTCCTTATTTTCCCAATTCTATATCATTATGCATTTCAACCGTAACAAAGCAGTTCTTAAAGACTGCGCACAACAAGTTCAATACACTCGTAATGAAGAGATGCTTCATGCCCAAGTAGGTATTAAGATCATCAACACACTTCGTGAAGAATATCCAGAGCTTTTTGATGAGGAACTTCAGGAGCGTATTGAAGCTGAATGCATTGATTCGCTGAAAGCTGAATCAAAGGTTATTGATTGGATCATGAACGGTTACGAACAACCAGGTCTGAACGCATCTATTCTGAAGAACTTTATAGCAAAGCGTATGAAGGATTCGATCGACGCAATTGGATTTGAGAGCTCTGCTATTATATATGATGCTGAACTTGCAAAAGAAACTGAATGGTTTGAAGTAGAACTATATGGTACTAACATGACCGACTTCTTTGCTAAGAGACCCGTTGAATATGCAAAGGGCACTGCTATCACATCTGAAGATTTGTTTTGAATATTAAGAATAAGAAAGGGAATACTACATATGGGGTTTGAATGGGCAAACGAAGACTCGAGACTCTTCCTCTCACGCGGATATGTAGATGGGAATATGACCGTAGAAGAAAGAGTTCGCGAGATCGCAAAGACCGCAGAACGTATTCTAGATCGTGACGGCTTTGCTGATAAGTTCTATGATTACATGAGCAAGGGATATTATTCGCTATCTTCGCCGGTATGGTCTAACTTTGGCACGAGAAAGGGTCTTCCTATTTCGTGTAACAACGTCTATATTGAGGATTCAATCGAATCTATCCTTGTTAAGCATGCTGAAATCGGTATGCAAACTAAACATGGTGCTGGCACATCAGCATATCTTGGTGCACTTCGTCCTCGGGGAACTGTTATTAAATCTGGAGGAAAGGCTGATGGTCCTGTGCATTATGCTAATCTACTGGAAACCGCGGTGGATGTTATTAGTCAAGGGAACGTCCGTCGTGGCTCTTGCGCCGTCTACCTCGACATCGAACACCCCGATATTTACGAGTTCCTCGACGCCAGAGAAATCGGATCTTCAGTACAGAACCTATCCCTTGGGATCTGTATCACCGACGCCTGGATGAATGCTATGATTGATGGCGATGCAGAAAAACGCACGCTGTGGGCACGTGTCCTACGTAAGCGAAAGGAATCCGGATATCCTTATCTATTCTTCACAGACACTGTAAACAATAACGCACCTCAGGCTTATAAGGACAAGAAGCGCAAGATTTATTCTTCGAATCTTTGTTCCGAAATAGCGCTCGCTTCTTCAGCAGATGAGTCGTTTGTCTGTAACCTAGCATCAATGAACTGTGTTACGTTCGAAGAATGGATGCATACTGACGCGGTAGAGACGATGATCTTCTTCCTTGATGCGGTTTTGGAAGAGTACATTGAAAAAATCAAAGACATGAAGTTTATGGAACCTGCGTATAACTTTGCTATTCGTTGGAGAGCGCTTGGACTAGGCCAACTTGGTTGGCATTCATATTTACAATCGAAGATGATTCCGTTTGAATCTTTTGATGCACATATGATGGCCATTAAGATCTCTAAGTTCATCGATGACAGGTCTCTTGCAGCCACTAAAGAACTTGCCATTGAGTATGGTGAACCTGAAGGACTACTCGGATATGGCATAAGAAATGTAACTCGTTGTGCTATTGCTCCAACTACTTCTTCGAGTTTTATCCTTGGACAAGTATCTCCTTCGATTGAACCACTTGCTTCGAACTACTTTACGAAAGATCTTGCAAAAGGTAAATTCACGTATAAGAACCCATACCTCATTGCTATCTTAGAGACCTATGAAAAAAATACTCCAGAGGTGTGGATGTCAATTCTTCAACGTGGCGGATCTGTTCAGCACCTTGATTTCCTGACTCAACTCGAGCGAGACGTATTCAAAACGTTCTCAGAAATTGCACCGATGAGTATTATTCAACAAGCAGCAGGACGTCAGAAGTATATTGATCAAGCTCAGTCACTAAACCTGTTGATTGCTCCTGATGCATCGATCAAAGACGTCAACACCTTGATCATCGAGGGTTGGCGAATGGGGATAAAAACATTCTACTATCAGCGATCGACAAATCCAGCACAACAATTGGTTCGCGACATCTTAAATTGTGTATCTTGTGAATCGTAATATAGCAGTTTTCGAATGAATAAATAGGGCAGGAGCAATACTTGCCCTATTTCTTTAAGGAGATTGCTATGAACGAAGAAGATTTAGTTTGCGAAGTCTGTGATTCAGAATTCACCGTTAAACATTACGAAGACGATGAAGTACTCTTTTGCCCCTTCTGTGGAGAGAGTCTTTTCTCGAATGACGATCAAGTTGACCCAAAGGATTTTGATGACGAAGACGACGAAGAATGACTTGGGTGTATGAAGGGAAGCCATTCTCTTCAGATGATATTGATGGTAATGCTGGTTTTGTATATGAGATCACTGACACCCTGAATGGTAAGAAGTACATCGGAAAAAAGAAGCTGAGCTCTACTCGCACTCTGAAGCCCCTCAAAGGCCAGAAGCGTAAGCGCAGGGTAGTATCTGAATCTGACTGGGAAAGCTACTATGGGTCAAGTGAAGAGGTGAAAGCACTTCTAGAAGAGTTTGGGCCAGACAGGTTTTGCCGTAAGGTTTTACGCCTATGTAAAACTACGGCAGAAATGAGCTACTTTGAACTTAAAGAACAAATAGAAAACGATGTTCTTCTTAAGCCAGATGAATACTACAACGCGTTTGTTGGCGCCCGCATAAACCGTAGTCATCTGAAACATTTACAGAAAACACAAATTACTGATTGACATTGAGATAGAATCAGTATACAACTGAAAATGTAATCAATAAGGGGCGAATCATGTCAAGTTTTGCAACGGAATTTACTGTTCTCGAAGAAATACTTGAGCCTAAGTCGATGAAAATGCGCCTTATCGAGGGTACTCGGTCGAAAAATATCGCGATCCAAACTTGGGGATCAATGCAAGGTGAGTGGATCATCACTCAGCGTTATACCGATGTACAGGGTATGTGGAACAAGAGTAAAGCTCTTGCGAATATTCTTGTGAACGGCCGCTAGAGCAATGGCGTAAAAGAACCAATGTTTTCATGATTATTGAGGAGAATCTTTACTATGAGTAGTGTTTTGTCGCTTATTTTGATCGTATTAGTTTTAGTATGCTGGTTTAATCCAGAAAAGCTTGGCACATGGCTTAGAGCCGTAGATAACGCCAGATTTTTAGAACTTGAACAACGGTAAAGGCAAATAGAGATGAAAGTCATCGAAATCACTGACAGCGGGTATGTTTGGCATATTCCAGTTGAGGTTGTAGCAGATAATCGTGCGAAATATTACCGTGATATTGAAGCGAAAAGAGAACAGCTTTCTGATGAAGATGCAACTCTTGTTTACAAAGAGGAATTCGATTTTGTCATGAAAGATTCCTACGAAGCCATCGATTGGTTTGTGAATAACATGAATTTTTCCGATGTAGCAACAAGCGCAGTTCTTGTTTCTATCCCAAAGGCTCTTACTAAACCTGGCCCACACGCAGAAGTCAGCCTTGTTGAAAGTTACAAAGATTACTGGAGAAAACAAAATGCAGATGCAAGATTACGACATGAACAATAAATGAGTTGACATTGTAATTCCAGTATGGTATAGATAAATTAAGATTACTGGAGAAAACAAAATGCAGATGCAAGATTATGACATGAACATCGAGAAGCTCGATTCTCTTGTTCTCCACGCACAGACTGTAGATTGCACTAAAGAAGATCTTGTAGCGTTGATTCGAATTATCATTGATGATTTTCACACTGCTCAAGACCTACAAGAAAAAGAAATGATTCAAGAAATGAATCTAGTGTGTTGACTATTGCCCAAAAGACTGAACGCAAGATGGCTGCGCTAGAGCATCTGATGAATACTCAGATGCATATCAAATTGCCTTTATCTGTTATTGAAGTATTGGACGGACTCTCGGTTTGTTGGGATCATCTAAGCGAAGATGATAGAGATTATATGCAGTTAGCTAGTGATGCGCTATCAACAAAAACGGAGTGGAAAGTATGAATGATATGCTTGTTGAAGACGAAATCAGTCGAGTACATGCAAAGTCACAGGCGGTTTTTTCTGAATTCGAGGAAAATGTTTGGATTGATGTACTTAAATGGTCATTCGAAACTGGGCTTCTGAGAGATTTTTTTGACTGCGATAATGAAACTCTTATCAAAAAATTTTGGAATGAAAGGCTTAACCAATTTTGAAAAATTTTCTAAATAACAAGACAGATATTACGTATACAGCAGGTAAT